CGTCGATATTCATCGCCTTCATCTTTAGTTGAAGGTCAGCGTCGGCAGCCTTTATGGCAGCCAATTGCTCCGCGGTTAACGTGTTCTTTTGAAGCGCATTTTTAATGGCTTCCGGCGTCTTTTCGCCGCCCAAAATATTTCCAATTGCTTCAACGGCGATCCCAGCCAGGGGAGACCCCAAAAGCGAAGCAACGGTCGGTGCAATTTTTTTAAGCCACTCCATTTTTAATTCCTTTCACCATGTCAGCAACGCGCACCAGCCAACCATCGAGATATTCCGCTGATTCCGGATTCTTTTTTGCAAGCATTTCGTAGAAATCCGCTTTCATTTTGCAGATTTTCAACGCGAGATCTTTTGCGCCAATATTTTCAGCGGCAGCCAGCACCGCTGCTTTTGTTTTTGGACCCATGACGCCGTCGTCGTGCGCCCCAACTGCGCGCTGTAAGAACTTTGTGACCTGGCCGTTTCCCATATTCACGCAGCCGTCAAAATAGACCGCATTAAGGGGAAACGGGAAGTCATCGCAGTGAGCGTCTTTCCATTCTTCTTGGTAGATCTCCGTGGCCTGTTCCAAGGTTAGCGTTTCGATGCAAACGCCAGGGTGAGAGCGGGCGTCAACCCCGTAGCGGGTTGTACCCCCTGGATCATTTTTGTCATGCTCTGTGGCAACATATTGGTCGTCGCCCCAGTGCTTGGGTTGGTATTCCGTTTCGTGCTCCAATACAAATTTCAGAGCTTTGGCAAAGTCCTCGTTCATAAGCGGTGACTTGGCCGGCCCCATCTCTGGAGCCGGCCCGTGTCAACGTTCAGGATTAGAGGCCTGTTGCGCAGGGCAGAGCGGCGCCATCAAACTGGCAGCGCTTGTACAGCACCGGCAATACGTTCTGCGGACGAATTGGCTGAATTGCACGGCTGATTTGGTAGATGTGCTGACCAAAATCGCCATACAAGTTACAGTCATTGTCACGGAAGTAAGTCCATTCCAGTTCGCCCATTGAGAGCTGCGGAGCAAACTTAAACGTGCCTTCCCCGGTGTACTGCTCGGGCACCAAACGCTTGAATGCGTCACCAGCAATAATGAATCCTACCTCGTAAGGAGCAGCGACCCAAGCGGGGTTGCGGCGCTGCGCAAAACCAGTTGTGACCGCTGTCGAGACGATGGGGTTTATCAAGACGAGGTTGCCACTGCCGTCAAGGCCGGTGGAGCGCAAAGGCTGCTGGTCGATCCCAAAGGCAAACCCGCGGTATCCCATGAACTGGTAGCCGGAGATGCTTTCTTCGCCGAGCTTGAAGCTACCGGCGGAGAGATACAGCAAGTCTTCTTTGACGTCCTGGTCGTTCCGAATGGCTTCAATCGCGTCGGCGCCCAGCATGACTTGGAAAAACTCTCCTTCTTTTGAGGAGAACGGTTCAGCAAGCATTTCCTCGCGAAGGAACGTCCCAAGACGATACAATGTCTTGAAATTCAAATGCGAGTCTGTCGTGTTGTTGGCGAACTTCGTGTTGATCTGCTGCATATCACCGGTCAAATTGTCGGTGAAAGAATGCAACGAGGAGCAGACGAATTTGACGCCAGACTGGAGCAGGTACTGGTAACGAATATCAGCGTTAATGAGCTGAAGGATCGTCTTTTCAAGGGATACCTGGGCTTGAAGGTACGAGCCTTTGAACGCAGTCCGAGCCTGCTTAACGCAGACCCGAGGGCCGGCGCCGCGAAGCGTCTGGAGGCTGAATTCATATTCGGTGGACCCAACAACGTCAGGAGTGGCGCCAACGCCGCAAAGCGAAAGATCGCTCACAAACGTAGGAGCTGCCAGAGAAGAGGCCGGAACCGCCATTTCCTCAACCACCGAGCGGACGACATCCGAAACGGAAGGCAGGGTGCCACCATCAATCGAATTGATGTAAGGGCTTTTGCGGGCCAGAACTTTTGCGATCTGTCCGATGATGCGCTTCGTATCTTTGGAAGCGAAATTCTGAATCGTTGCAATTGGAATACAATCGTTTGAGGAGGGCATAGCTAAGTCTAAGTGTTGGCGCTATGTGTTCGCATCCCACACAGGCGCGAAATCATAACGTCGGAACGTGTAAGGATTCCTTACAGGTTCAAGGTTTTCTGATGTTCGCTGCGACACGATACAGCTTTTATGCGTGTCAGGCGCCAACATTAGACCGTTAGCAGGGTCACCCCATGCGGAGGGGCATACCGAATTGATGTATTTCTACTTAATTAAATGATATTTGCAACAATTATTCCAATTCCTGACAAATAGACTTCATTTTTTCGGATTTCTTTTCTCCGTTAGCTTGGACGTGAATTATCGGAAGATTTAATTCTTCAAGCGTTGAGCCCAGTCCAAGGATTTCAGCTTCGCTCTTCATCCTAGACCCATCTAGCCAAGGTTCAGACAAGAACTTATCCAGGGCTTGAGTGATGCATTTCTGTGAAACGTAAAACAAATAAGCCTTGTCCTGGGTGATATGTAGCTGGGATTCTAGCTCAAGCTTTCCAGCCTGTTCTGGAGTAAATCCAGCGTTTATAACGTCGTAATGGCTCATCCAGCCCCCCTTCGAGGCGTGAAGGGCGCACCACCTTAGCAAGGTTGCCGAGAACTGATCTCTGACCGGCCCAGGATGCATATTCTCTTGGGTGGCAAATTCATGGATTCTCCTGGCTAGCTTTGTGGAATATTGAGAAGCAGCGGCGTGCGATTTATTCAGCATCGCCGGCGCCCACCCAGCTTTTTGCCAAGAGTGTTTCCAGTAATTAGCTCGAGCAAACTGCTCGTCCTGGTTTGAATTCAGGACGGCAGAATAAAATGCGTAGATCGGCTTCATACATTCCCGCCCCCAAACGCGTGCCGCCCAACGTTGTAAACCGGAATCCCGAAATCGCAGTAGGACTGATGGCCAGCCTTCCGAGCCAAAGCACAGAATGCGGCGTCGCCTTTAAAAAACTCCAGGGGCGCGTTTGGGCGATTGGGTCGGATGCTTGGGTCGGTTGCTTCAATGTCTTCAAAAACGCGACGGTGAATGAGCAGCATTCCGGAACCGATCCAGTCTACCGGATGCACCGCCTCTGCGTGCTGCCGCGTCAGGGCCACCGCGTTAGGGTGACCGCACGCGACAGCGGCGCCAGCCTGTTTGCCGAAATAAGAGGCGCCCACCAGCTTTCGACCAGCGCCCATGAGCCGGTGAAGAACGTGGCGGTTGATGACATTGTCCTGGACAGAAGCAGGCAGGGCCAATTTGCGACGGGTAAACGGCGCCCGTCCAATTGCCGGAACGATATCATTGCCGACCATAAGCAACCAAGGCGCGTCGGTTTGCAGGAACAACCCAACAAGCTGGTTCTTGGCCTCGTTAGGATCAGGGTCTGTTGCGTAGTCGAATCGAATCTTGTCTTTGCCAAAGTCCAATGCAAGCGCCAGCAACCCGAAAGCCGTGGCGACGTTTGTGTCAAAGTTGCAGTGAAACCCGACAAAAACGTCACGGCCTGGCCACTCGACGCGGTAATTCGGAGAGCCGGCCTGGCTTCTCGTTTCAGCAATTGGGTTCTCAAACACCGGCGCCTCAATGTCCTCAAGGCTGATCTCAATTGCATCCGCGGATGCCTTTGGCGGGCGTCCTGGCTTACGCTTGGGAATGGACGAGTCTGGGATTGGAGTTTGCCGAGGCCGGCCAGGGCCGCGCTTTGCATCTTCGTCCAATAGTGCCGGAGCTGGCGTTTCTGGGACCGGCGCCGGAATTGGCTTTCCATTCTTCAGCGTTGGCTTTGGCGCCGTGTTGAATGGATTAGGCGAATCCAGTGCGTTGAGGGTAATGTCTTCAAGTCGTGTCGTGCTCATTTTATTTATTCGCCAGCTTCATCTAGTCCCATATCAATTGCGTCAGATGACGACATTTTCAGTCGGTCTGTAGTGTTGTTTGCTTTTGAGCTTCCCGTCCCAACGCCTGGGCGAGGAACCTTTGCAGCCCCCTTATAGGAATTATTTTCAGTGACAGCTCGTTTAAGTTGCGATTCCAAGTCGGCGCGAAGCTTCTGTTCAACTCGGAGTTGCTGAGTCAACACATGGCTGAACGTTGCAGCGGCGGCTACATTGGCGCGGTCCTGGGGCGTTGTCGGCCACAAGGCAGAATCAAACTTCTGCTTTAATTGCCAAACATTTTTGTTATGGCTTTGGAGGCGCTGAATCTGTTCTTGGCTTGCCCCTTGAGGGATCTGCTGGAACCTGGCCCAAGGCACATTCTCTACAATCTTCGAGATATGATTCTCGATGTGATTCGTTTCTTCCGCGTACCAATTTTTGTTTTTCTCTTGGCGCTCTTGCAGAAATTGCTCCGCATTCTGGGCGGCGTGCTCGACCTCTTTGTCCTGCTGCTGCTTCAGCCCAACAACATCAACCAGGTTTTTCTTCAAGATCTCCCCGTCCAACATTGGGAGCTTGTCGATGGCGTTCTTTTTCCACCAGTTCTGGTCAACCTTATCGGGGCCGCCGGCAGCCTCAATTGAGGCAATAACATCGTCTGGCGCGCCGTTTTTGCGCATGATGCTGTAGATGTTCTCCTTTGCGGAAGAAATCGGCGCATCATACTTTGTCCGGAATTCAGGGTCGTTTTTGATATCAAAGATCTGGCGGAATTTGCGCAGTTCGTCGTAATCCTGAGGCACCTGCTGATTGATTTGCTGCTGATCCAAGCGCTGCCTTAAGATCTCAGCTTCCGCTGCCTGGCGCTTATAGGTGCTCGCCGTCTCCTGAAGCTTGCGCCAGTTTGACTGGTTCTTCTCAGAGAGGTTCCTGGGCTGTTCAATTGCCAGTATTTCTGGGTCAATTTGCGCATGTTGTGTCCCGTAATTTTGCTGCGCAGGCTGCTGCTGCTGAGGCTGTTGAGGAGCGGTATCCCTAGAATAGGCTCCAGAATTGTCCGAGGAATTGTCCGCCGTTACTGGCGCGATATCTCGAGACGTGTCAGACGCGGATGTTTCCGCCTCCGCCATGTCGAGCATGGAATCAATCTGGTCGCTAGTGCTTTGCGTGATCGGATCGGCGTTTAGCTTTTCGGACCCGCCGTCCATGTTTGCTACGTTAAATTCCGGCACTGAATTGTTATCTTCGTCCATATTACATTGATGCGAATGATGCTGCTGCTGAATCGTCTGGTTGTTTTACTTGTTCAAGGAGGGCGTCAAACTCGCGCAGCATATGCTCGCATCCCTCTTTGAATTTTGCCTCTAGGGCGACAGACTCAATTGTCGTCCCCGAAATTCTTGGCACCCTGGAAGCCAGGTATGCTCTTAATAGTCCGCCCGTGCGGGCATGGTAGTCTCTGAGTCTCGATGTATCTGATTGTTCCCACATAAATTATCCGGCAGTCGGAGGTTTTGGAGGGTTGGCGATATTGTTGACCAACCCAGCCTGGCTTTGCGAATTCTGGCCGTAGATCTCCCCAGCTATCTTTTGCCTGGCCGCGCTTGGCCGTGGCGCTGCTGGGTGATGCCCTCCGCCGCCATGCGCCGCTGCTGGAGCAATGTCCGGCACCGGAGGCCCATTGTGGCCTTTGGTTAAGTGCGCAGCCGCTTGGTAATACGCCTCCTTGTATTTCTGAAGCGCCTTCTTGTCGGCTCCTTTG